TACCTTTGGGGCAAGCCCGGCCAGCAAGTTTTGAGGACTTCGCGTCGTGGCAATCAATACTATGCAACCGTGGGCACGAAAGCACAAACGGCGAACTTCCCAAACAACGAACGCGCACCAGTTCGGGCGTATGATCAAACGAGGTCGCAGGCGGAAGCGGCATTCCTCGACAGACTGCAAAAAGAGATAAAGGAGCTACGTCTTGGCTAAGAACATCACACTCACAGATACCGTAACCATCGCATCGAGCGGAACGACCTCGACCGCGTTAACGATGCAAGGCGGACGCGTACCACTTGCAATTGTCACCCCCTCGGGATTGACTGGAACTACATTCAAGTTCCAAGCGTCAGCCGATCAGGGAGCAAACTTCTACGCACTCTACAACGAAGGCACGGAGTATAGCGTTGCCGTTAACACTAGCCGCTACATCGCACTCAATCCAAACGTCTTTGAAGGCGTCAAGGTTGTTCGCATTGTCAGCGGATCGAGCGAAGCGGCGGCAAGAACCATCGGCATCATCAGCGGGGAAATGTAATGTCAGCCATTGGCGAAGCGTTGCGTACAAAGTTGCTTTCCTACGCAAGCGTATCGACGCTTATAGGGCAACGTATGTACCCAGACGTACTTGTGCAAAAAGCGACGATGCCAGCGGTGATTTACTACGTAATTTCAACGCAACGAGATCACATGGTAAGCGGGTTAGGTAAGTCTGCACACGCACGAATAACGCTCGAGTGTTTCGCACTGACACGCACGGCGGCAAGTGCGATCAGCAGAGCGATTCGAGAGACTGGAATTGACTCGTTTCGCGGTGTCGTTGACGGCTACACATTTTGCGGTATCGACTTCGACAGCGGCGATGAATATATGCAAGATCCTCCAACCGATGGCAACCAAGAGCATCGGTATTTGGTTAGTTTCGACCTCTTGGTGCATTACAAGGAGCCTTAAATATGGCGGCTTTAACTGTTGCAGATACCGGGTTGGGGGCGACCATTTCCGGTACTGGTTTGGTTACTACGCAGATCACTCGAATCGGGGATTTCAACATTTCCGTTGATGCTCTCGATATCACGCACCTGGGCACCACGCTCTATGAGCAATTGCGACCAAGCGACCTGCGAAAGAATCCAGAGATCGAAGTCGAGTTTAATTGGCTCGGTGCTGCGGTGCCGATCACTACTGCGATGATTCCATCCTCGGAGCCGTACGCGGGAATCTCGGTAACGCTTACTTTTCCAGGAGCCGGAAGCGTTCAGGGCACGGCGTTCGTTAAGAACGTGAAATTCCCTTCGTGCGAGAAGGGCGTTATCATGAAGGGCAGTTACACCCTGCAGTTTGACGGTGCAACAACTTTGACTTACACAGTCGCTTAGTAAGAGGTTTTCATGTTTGCTTTAAAGCAGCAATTTGGTACGAGAGCCGACGGAATCGATGTTCCGTTGGCACAGTTTCATGTGCTTTTCGATGGGGTGCTAGTTGGCTACTTGCCACACGGCGAGAAGGTTCAACTACAAGCGTTGTTTCATTTCCCACACGACGAACTAAATGCTGATGCCATTGCATCGCTTGAACTTCAAGCAGAAGCGGCGTTAGGGTATCCGGTCAGGGTGTTGCCACCTGAGCAATTCTCTCGACAGTTTGTTGAGGAAGCAAAGCGGATCATCGAGGAGGATGGCGACGATGAGTGAGTTAGATCGATTCCTAGCGGCGGCATCGCGTCCACTTCGCACTATCGAGATTCGCATTGGTAGCGAAGTATTCATGCTTCGTGAACTTTGCGAGTCTGACGCGGCTGACATGGAAGTCTCAATGCAGTCAGGCGAGAAGTTCGATTTTGCGAAGCATCGAAGATTGCTTGTGTCGTATTGCTTGGTAGGGGCCGATGGCGAGCGGATCGTAAAGGATTCGGACGCACTCAAGCCTTTGCCTAAGTCAATCATCGGCAAGTTGTACGAGCAAGCCTTGAAGCTTTCGGAGTACGACGCAGGTGAGATCGAAGCACTAGCAAAAAAATCAGACGCAACCGAAGGCTGACAATCGCCTTTCGGCTTGCGTTGAGATGGGGGATTGTTGACCCGATGGAATGGATGAGGAGCCTACCGTCGGGAGCGTTAAATCAGTGGATTGCATTTGATTCCATCGAGCCTATCGGCGAAGAGTGGGAGCAAACCGCGTCCATCGTACACGCAATCAACTTGCCTCTATACGCTAGGGCCGGTCAGGAGATGCCGGAGGTAGCCGACTTCATGCCGACACGCTACAGACGGCCAAAACGGAGCGCAAAAACGATGCTAAAGCAAGCCGCTAAAGCATCGACGCAAATTGCAGGACAGGTCAAAGCGATGTTTGGATTAGGAGCAAAGTAAATGGCCCAGACAATCAACGTCGCAAATATCAAGGTTGGCTTAGATGTTGAGGAACTGCGAAAGAATGGGCAGTTTACGCGGAACGAACTCAACAGCATTGCACGCATCGCAAGAGAGTCCATTGACCCGTTCGACAAGTACGAAACGGAACTCGAAAAACTATCGAGGGCATTTAAGGCCGGTGGCTTGACGGCTGACGCATTCGCACGGACGCAAGAGACATTAGCCAAGAAACTCGGAATAACAGTGCCTACGGGCGCAATGGCTCAATATACGCAGTCGATGGAGCAGTTGCGTAATAAGTTGCAGGCTGGCACCATTTCCGCCGATGCTTTTCGTCAGGCTCAGTTGTCGCTCCAGTCGCAACTCGGATTGACCACGAAGGAAGCACAAAAGCAAACCGAAGCGATTGCAGCGCAACAATCCGCAATCAACGCGGTTAAGGGCCTAGCGTTGGGCTATGTTGGTCTAGGTGCTGCGATAGGTGGCGTTCGTTCAGCAATCAACCTATCCGCCGAGATGGAGCAAACGAAGGTTGCCTTCGAGGTAATGACCGGATCAGCGAAGACCGCAGCCGACATGATGGAGGACTTTAAGAAACTTGACGTTGATTCGCCTATCAACTTCTCCGACTTCGCAAAGGCAGGTAAAACGCTTTTGCAATTCGGCGTAACAGCGGATCAGATCAAGCCGACGCTAGCGAGACTCTCTGCAATATCGCTTGGCAATCCAGAGCAGTTTCAATCGCTCGCATTGGCATTCGGTCAGGTGCAAGCGAACGGTAAGTTGATGGGTCAAGAAGTCTTGCAGATGGTGAACGCCGGCTTTAATCCATTGCAAGAAATAAGCCGTACAACCGGCATGAGTATGGAGGAACTGCGGAAGCAAATGGAGCAAGGCGGCATTAGTGCCCAGATGGTAGCCGACGCGTTTAAGAGCGCAACCGAAGAGGGCGGACGCTTCGCAGGCATGAACGAGAAACTAGCCGCTACGCTATCAGGCCAGTTCGCAAAGGCTGGAGGCGATGTTAAAGCGTTGGCAATCGAAATCGGCACGCAGCTCACGCCAGCGGTTACCGCGTTACTCGAAGCGTTTCGTACGCAAGCATCCGGCGGCGGAACGAAGGCCTTAACCTCGACGCTTGGTACTATGGCTCAAGGCTGGGGATTCCTCGTTTCCTATGCTCAGGGCAGGTCGAACGAGTACCTGCTTAACCTCAACGAACTTGCACGAGCCGAACAAGATGCGATTGCAGACGCCATGCACGCCGAATGGATGAGGCTTGAAAACAAAAAGAAAGCCGACGCGGAAGCAGGTAAACTAGCCGAGCAAGCCAAAGCGAGAGCCGCAGAAGAGGCGGCGGCAGAGAAAGCTAAAGCGGCGGAGACTGCCAGGGATGATCTAAACAAAAAGCAGATCGATGAACTTAAGTCGCTCCGCGATCAGTACGACCAACTGACGATGACCGAGGCTGAATACATGGCTGCAAAGCAGAGAGCCGCAGGGTACAGCGAGAACGACATCAAGCGATACCAGACGCTCAATAAACTGATCGAGGAAGCGAAGCAGAAGAAGCAAGCCGAGCAAGATGCCGAGAAGATTAAAGAGGGCATGCGATCACCTCAAGAGCAATTACAAGCCGAACTGCAACGCATCGAGGGCATGGTTGCACTAGGGCCTGAGAAGGGCCTAAGCCGTCAACAGGGCGATCAAGCAGCGATGGAAGCGGCGATGCGATTCGGTACACAAAGCGGTCAAGAAATCGCCAAGAACATCGCACCAACTCTCAAAGCAGGCACAAAAGAAGCGTTTACGTTTATGCAGCAAGAGAACGCGAAGGGAAAGCAAGAAGCGGAGCGTAAAAAGATGGCGGAAGACTTGCTGAAGGAAGCAAGGAAGGCTAACGAGTTGGCCGAGAATGCACCGCGACTAGCTTTCAGGAGGTAACACGATGGCGAATGAGTTAGTAGGATCGGAACTTCGCAAGGGAAGCGGATTTGTTCGCAAGGGGCAAGGCTTCTCGCTAGTCTTCGGAGAGTCGTGGAGCTTTCGCGTCAAGACTGATGACAAGTTTACTTCGCGTCTATCGGTGCTTACAGATACCCCAGGCTTGCCCCGCGTTGGTTTGCTATACGGCCCGCTAGGCTTGGTATGCGATGACTTGACCGCAGAGCGAGACGAAAAGCATCCGATCTACTGGACGGTAGACGCAAAGTTTCAAACTGGCAACGAAGAGCAGAAGCAAAGTCAAGAAGACCCAGACAACGCCGATCCTACTTCGTGGGTGCCAGTTTTTAAGATCGATTCCTTCGTCACCAAGGAGCGTGTACTAGTTCAGGATCGAACTACGCCAACCGCTAAAAAGCCGGTGAACTCAGCGGGCACTCCGTTCGATTCGCCACTGACTGAGACGCGATCACTTTGCCAGTTTTCCTTCGTGCAGTTCGAGGACGCAGGGCAAAAGTTGAAGGTGTTTTTGGACCGAAACGATACGGTTAACCAATCATCCTTCGACGCTATCGGCCAGGTATTCGACGCAAGAACCTTACTTCTCGAAGTGGTCGAAGCGGAACTAGGATCGTACGCAGGATTCGCGGCGTGGCGGGTCAAGTACAAAGTGACTTACGATCCAGATAAGCACGATGAGTTGAGGCTTGACGTAGGGCCGTATTACGTCGACGCAGCGGACAGCAATAAACTCAAACGCTACATGGACGATACAAACACCTTCGGCATCATCGGAGCGTTAAACGGCACGACAGGGGCGAAAGCGTCAACAGCAGCAACGCTTACTTTCCGTTGTAAAAAGGAAATCAACTTTTCGTCATTCATAAGGACTTCCTAATGCCTGATGAAGTTCTCTACGCTTTCAACGATGCCGACTCCCTCGAACTGCTGCGGATGATTGGCAGCGGGTCAAGCACTGGCGGCAACAGCGATCCGACACAACAGACGGCTGATTGCCTCATCGCAGTATCAACGAGTACAATCACGGCGAGGGCAGGAACTACGCTAGGCACGGGCACGGCAAAGGTTAAGCGGATAACTGATGCAAACGTAGTCGAAGACCTCTACGACGTTAACGTGGTTAACATGGGTTCAGCGATTGCGAGCGGAGCGTATATCAAGTTGTTTCGCATCGGCAATAAATTCTCGGCGGTTGAAATTTGCTAGGGGGTTGGCGTGAGCAAGTTAAGCAAGTGTTGTTGCGATTGTTGCATAACCGAAGAAGAGATGCCATGGGAAACGGTGACGCTTAAGGCACCGTACGAGGATTGCGGAGCGGGCGGTGGAGGCGTTGGTGTAGGTGAAGGCGAAGGAGATCCGCTGACATATCCATCAGCGACATTCGAGCGGCGTTCATGCTGCTACGTTGCCGAGTTTGAGTTGGGTTGCCAGCCGTGGATTTACGATTGTCATTTGTGGGTGAAGCAGAACTTC